TGCGGCCATTACCAGCGCGTCATTGCCCAATGATGTGGCGCTGATTTTGGCTGTAAACATCATTCCCTGTTCGGTGTCCACGCGCTCTGTGACAACGCCAACGGGCATTGAGGCATCGTGGTACATGAACAGGCGCGGGGCTTTGCCTTCAACAGGCAGGGATCCTGGGCGGAAAATAACCTCTGTTCCATCGCTGACGCGGGCGGGAACATTATAGGGAACCGCGGTTCCAGAAATTGAACGGCGTGGTTGTTCGCCTTGCGCTGCGTCTAGCGTGAAATCGCCTGCAATTAGTTTGATCATCGGTTTGCTAACTCCTCTTGTGTGTTTTCCTCAATAACGGTTTCTGTATCGTCCATTTTGTCTGCCATAAAGTTTTCCTCTAGGTATTCATCAGCATCAAATTCGACATACGTTCCGCGCGGTAAAACATTATCCATTGACAACGCGCCAGCAATGGCATCTGCATATAGTTTCACGCCGAACAGGTACAGGTCAGCGCGGGCTTGCTGGCTTGACTGGTATGAATACGCGCCAGTAGCAACACCCACAAGGTATGGCGGGGTATTGGCAATTCTGGAACATTCAAGACTTTGATATTGGCTGGCTTCGATCAACAGCATTTTGTCAGGTGTTGCAGCGGTTTCTGTGTAGGTCAAATACTGGTTCAGCGCCGCTGTCTGGTTTGTCGCGCGCGCTGCATTGAATTGTGCAGCAAGGTCTGAAAGTTCTTGTGCGCTTAGTGGTTCGCTGTTTTCTGTTTGGCGTAATATGCCAGCAGGAATTGATGATGATGCGTTACGGTTTCGCGCCGCTTCCAATTTCAACGCGGTATCAATTGCACCTGGGGCTGAATAAATCAAACCCTGGGCTGGTGATAAGAATTGCACAAGGTTTGCAGGGTCTAATTCACCGCCCTGAAAATACACTTGCGATGATGGGGCAAACCAAACAGGGCCAGCCATATCGGTGGTGGTGATTGATCCCGCTGGCAAACGTGTGAATGATGCAGGGTAACCATCAGCAGTTCGACTGGTGATGTACCAAAACGCCCGTCCATAAAACATCAAATCGTCCAGTGTCCAACTAAACAAAAATTGCGCCGAAACATTTGGATCTGGACGGCGTATCCATGAACGTGGCGCAATGTAAACCTTTTCCATTTCATCGCCGTTCCACATTTCGTTATACATTTTCAACGGCATAGATCCGATGACTGATGCCATTAGATCGCGCGCGCGGTTGATTGTTGGAACGCTAATTGCGCGGTTTCGCGCTTCGCCTTCCTGATAGGTGTAGTACTGGCCGATCATATTCACGCCAGCATTTGACGATGAATAGCCTGGGGAAAATGCGCCTGCCACCGCTGGTTCCCCAACGTGTGTTGAAATTGCGGCCTGTTTGTTACGGCTCAAAATACCCATGCGTCAAGCATTACACACATTGGGTTGTTGATGGTGACACCAGGCTATGCGAAACCCGACAGAAGGCGAAGGCCAGCCTGGTGCCGTTTTCATATTAGCCATTTGAAACAACCATCATGGGTTTGCCACCAGTTTTTGGTTTGCTAGTCAACGCTGCTGCAAAGACCGCTAGGCGCGCTAATTCGATAGGGCCACTAGAACGCTGTGAGGAAAGTGCGATTGATCCCTGTGATCTGACCGCTACCGCGCGCCCGATATGTTCAGCCAGCATGGTTTCGCCTGTGTGGACTAACAATTTTTGGCGGATCATTTGGCGGACTGGATCAGTCCATTTCAAAATTTCGCCATAGCCCACGATCACTTTTTTGCGTTCTAAATGCAACGGCCAATGCAAATCAATTGACGGGGTGATAGCAAATTTGATGGCAGGGTTTTGGTTTAGGCGTTCAACGTGTTCCATGACCTGGGCGTAGGTATCCACCATGAATTCAACGGTGATGGCGGTGCGTCCGTCTGGCAGGCCTACGGCGCGCAAACCAAAATATCGTGTTTCGTCCACGCTGTTTTCAATTGCCACGGTGCCACCGTCAGGAATTTCACCATCAAATTGCAATGATGGCCACAGCCCTGGGTTCAGCCAACCCTGATCTGATGCCACCCACAGGTTGCATGAGGCGCGAAGGAATTGGGTGCGGTCAGGGTTTTCACTTTCCGCGGTGATTGTTTCCATCGTCAACGTGTGGCCTAGAGCGGGGTTTCCCCATGACCATGCAGATGGGTTCATTGGGTCTAGGTCTGGTGGCGGTGACCATTCCGCAAAATACAGGTTTCCTGTTTTCTTTTGGTCAATCATGCGCAAAGCCTGTTCACGCCATTTGAGGAAGGCACGGGAATTTTCTGTGCCAGCCGTTGACCAGCAGGACAGCAAAGGCGATTTCTGGGCGCGCATTGCAGGCAACAAACCACCGTCAATTGCTTCACTTGAAATGTCCCAAATCTCATCAGCCACAATCAGGTTTGGGCTAGTGCCGTGACCAACGGACGGGCCAGCAGCGCGAACAAACCAGCGGGAACCATCAGGCATTGTGACGCTGTTTCGCCCGTAGGAATGTGAAACCTTTGCACCAAATTTGGCTTCCAAGATTGGGGCCAATTCGTCAAACAGCATTACACCCAAATCCAGCCTGTGGCTTACAGACAACACCAATTGTTTCTTTCCTCTAATGATTGGCATTTTTGTGAGCCACCAACCCACCAACGTCATCAGGGCAACGGTCTTTCCGTTCTGCCGCGCTGTCGATACCAACGAAATGCGATTATGCAAATTCAAATCATCGTCATGAACTAACTGGTTGGTCAAACACCTGACCTGCCAGGGCATCAATTCAATCCCCAACACGTCCCTAGCCCAGCCCCCCAGATCCGCCCCAAACGATGCCAGCCCATCAGGCACCACAGTTTCCAAGCGCGGCCCATCATGGCTGGTTGGCTCTAGTCCTGGCTGGTTCAGGTCTTTTGATATAGAACTGAGTTGGGTCGGGGTCATATGTTTGTTTCCATAAAAAATCGTTTCAGGTTTTGTTATTGCAAAGCCTTTGTCTTTCAATGCTTCATTGCGGTGGTGGTTTTGTATTGCGTCACGCTTCCGTTTGTAGGCCTGACCCCTTCGACTATTGCATGGCAGGCAGGCGGGCACCATTTCGTCATGTGATCCGCCGCGGTCTAACTCCACTAAATGATCAGCGGTAGTTGCTTCATTGCCACACCAATGGCAGGTGGGATTGTCTGCTAGTAGCGCTGCACGTTTGCGTTTGTATTCCGCTGTGTCGTATGGGGTGCTAGGTCTTGTCATGTTTCTCACGCGCCTTCGGCTTGTGCTAGCGCGCGCTTCGCGCTTGCTGTCATTTCTTATAGTAGGGCATCTGGACGGGCTGGTGTTTGTTGTGTTTGTTTTGTGTATGTCATTTTGTTTGTTTGCGCCAGGGCATAGATGTGATTGCCCCACCCACCAGATTGCCCAACCTGGTACCCATTTACATTCAATGACGATTGTTTACGCCTTGCCTGATCGCTTTGCCTAAACCATTTCGTGTTGCATGTTTCAGGGCGCGATCATCTACCCAGGTTTCCCTGTTTACGCCCCACCCCATGCAAACGGGGAACAGCCTGTGATGCTTGCCTATTGTTGCTTAGAAATTAGGAAATCTACTAGATCGGTGTACGGCACAAACAAATCCGCCGCCGCTGTGTACACCGTGATGTCAATTTTGCGTTTGCTATCGAATGTGCCTTCCACGTCCCATTTGGCGTATGTCGCGCGTGGGGATAAACACCAGATGTTTGCGGTCTTTTTGCACACCATCACATAGGCCAACGGTTTCACTGTTTTCATGTCATAACCATATTTGGTGTCCACAAACAGCGGATCATAGATCAATTGGCCTTGCTCATCACAGATGTGGGTGCGCGCTTTGACCTCTAACGGCTTATCTGTCCACGGCAGGCAAATATCCTTTTCGTGGCGTGTGATCCATTCCTGTGTGCGGTCTTTTGGTGGCTCTGGTGTCCAGCATTGCACCCCGCGCAATTTCAGGCGATCTGCAAGCATGCTGGCCCAATATGCGCCTTCACTAAACGCTGCGGGATAGTCAAATGTCATGGTCATTGATGTGGGTTGCTCAACATGTACAGCACATATTCCATGTCTGATGGTTTCCACACCGCGGAATACACACCAGCCTGTTCAAAGGCCAACAGCCAGCGTTTCTGCAATGGGCTGGTTTTGCCTTTTTCGCTTTTCAATTCGATAGCCAAAATCTTTGCGCCAGTAGGGTGAATGAGTAGCAAATCAGGGAAACCAGCATCACCTTGAATGTGTGTTGCCCATGCGCCGCGTTTGTTCATTGCTGGCAGGTCATGGTGAATAAGCCAGCCATAACGTTTGGCCACGCCAATCACCAGGTCTTTGAAATCTGTTTCATTCATCAGCGGGCACAATTCTTTTGTTGTCTGCTAACCATTCCCATGCTTGCGCCAGTTTTTGCCACGTTTCGCGGCTTGCCTCTAAATCTGCATATCGCTTTTCTAGCAATGCTTTTTCAGCGCGCAATGTGTCAATTACACCGCGCAAATAGTCAACTATTTCAATGGGTGTTGCACCAGTTTGTTTTTCATCAAATGTCATTTCAATGCCTCAATGACCGCGCTGGCCTCATGGGATTTCAACAATTCCAACACCGCATCATCACGGTTGACGGTGCGTTGTATAAATTCCAACAGGCGCAAATCGTCCATGTTTGCGTCCTTTGCCAGTTTTTTGATGTAGCCCGTTTGCTTAGGTGTGGCAAATGCACCAGAGGGTGTGTGTACTTGCGCGCTAGGTGCTACTTGTCCGCCCTGGCGTTCTACCTTTTGCATTTCCTCACGGGAAGGCCGTTTGCCTTGTGTGGCAAATCCCATGTTGGCTAGGCACCTGCCCAAACTGCTGGTTTCACAGTTTTCGACAAATGATGTGGCATTTACGCCGCGGTCAGTATGTATTTCATGCGCGTATCCTGTGGCGGTTGGGTGTGCATCATCACGGTGTTTCCATATGACGCTGCGAACAATGCAGGTGTCACCGTCATAATTCATTAGCGTGGTTTCAACGCGCCCGTCTGGGTATGTTTCCCAAAATCGGTTCAACCGTGTTTCTACGGTTTCGTAATTGGATAGGTCAAATGCCATTGGTGTTTCCTTCTGTCTGTTTTCTAGTTGTTCTCTGCGTTTCGCATCGCTTCGAATGTTGTTTGATGTGTGGGAATTGTATTTGGAACGCTCATTTGATGTGTAGTAGCGGGCCATTGCTTACAGTTCGCCGCCTAGTTCCTCTATGCAACGCAAACATGTTTCTGCATAGATTTCGTTCCCAGATAAATCAAAATCTGTTTTCATCACCTTCAACGTGCGGATCAGGTAATCATCACGAACAGGTTTTGGGCTGTGTGTGGGCCTGCAAATATCATCAATCAGTTTCATCATTGCTGTTGATGTTGGCGTTAGTTGCAAATCAATTTTATCTGTGATCATTTTTCGTGTTTCCTCTGTCATGGAATTTTCCGATAGTGGGTATTCAATCACTTGGCTGTTCGCCAGGGTGACCACCCTGATCTAGTCCAAATGATCAAACCTGCTTTGAGATTAGTCTGTGCCTGTAACAGGTTTTCACATGACGTAATCAGGCCTGCTTTTTGTAGGTAACTGTTCGGGCCTTTGCACCAAAATGTGTTGATCTGCATGAGGCCATAAGATTGCCCCACGGTGTCTTTTTTGTTGTGGGCGTTGGGTGTGCATCGACTTTCGCGCTGCATCACATATTCCAGTTTGTCGCGCTGTTCAACAGGCCAACCCAGATTGACGGCCAGCGCGCTGAATTGTTCGCAAACGGTGGCTGATGGGTTGATGTAGAAAACCGTGGTGGCCGTGGCCGTGGTGGTGGTTGGTTCAATTAGGTACGGTGCCAGGGCAATGGTGGTGCTAGGTGGCTCTGATTGGCTCATTAGAGGCTGTATGGCAAGCGTAAAACCCACTAGGGCTGAAATAACACCTGCCACGATTTTGGTTGCTGTAAACGTCATTTTTTCTCCAATTGGTATGGAACGCCCCAGGTGTCCCCGATGGCGTTTTTGAATGACAGTTGGGCGTGTAACACTTTTTGGCTGTCTGGGTCACGGAAAATTTGCACCAGCACTAATTGGTTTGTGTCCAATGCGGTGGTGAAAACCTCATATGTGTAGGTCTTAGCGTCAGCCATAACTGTTTATCCCTCTGTCAGGTATATGTCCACCCTATGGGGTGGGTGTGGCTGGGTCAAGCATTAGCGCTGGTGGGGTCTTATCGCCCACAAAATAGAACCAATGCCAGGGTTCAGCGGGCATTACCTCTAATGACCAACCGTAATTTGGCGCGTTTTCACACAACCATTTCCACAGGATCGGATCGGACGTTCCAGCAATATCGACTGCCAATCCCAAGTTGTGACGTGAGGAACCAGGCGCGGCCAATGGTGCGTTCCCTGGCTTCAAATAGTATTTGCGACCTTCCCATGTTCTGGTTGACGCGCCAGCAATTGGTTCCAATGTGTAGCGCTGTAAGAAACCAGCCTTTTGTTGGGCTAATGACCTGTAGGTATCACCCGCGCTGGTTGGTTTGAATTGTTTGATCCCTGACGCAAATGCGGCTTGACGCATTGCTGTCCAACTGACCGCTGCTAAATGATGCAATTTGCCCATTGGTTTGATGTCGCGCAATAGGTTCATTGGCAATTCACCTGGTTTGCAAT